AGCAAAAATAATGAACTGGTAAATAATTAATATGGTGTTGAATATGATGTTCACATCGCTTATACTGTCTCTACACAGTCCAAAACGATTATGACTCTAAACTGTAGCCAACTACCCTAAAGGGTCTTGAAAAAGGTAAAGTTGAAGGTACTTGCGAATATGGATTAAGTGCGAGTGTCTTAATTGGGAAGGGGGTAACCTAAGAACAATAAACAATTAAGAGAAGTGTCCATATTCATTAGCCACCTCTAAGTGCCAAGTTTCGCTGAAAGGATAGTACAAGTTGAGATAACTGCTACGAGACCACCAACCAAAAGGAAATTATCTTTTTGCCAATTACAATTGAAGTATTACTGATACGAATATTGTCTTTGGAATCACAGAAAGATATATAACTTTTGGGACTGCTCCAACAGTCCATGAATTAACATGCTGATGAGCATCCTAATTATGGGGTGCAAGAAACTGACTTGGAGGTCAAAATGATATTTAAACTAATAGCGAAAGATACTTACTGTCTAACTAAGATGATCGATACTGAAGATTATCCTAATAGTGATGGAAGAATTGATACTTTGTTGGAGATTGAAAGTTGGAATCTGCAAAAAGAGTATGAAAAAAAGTATCAAGAAACTTGTGGAGAAGTCATTGTTGAAGAAGTGAATGATGAAGAATGTAGTGGTAATAAACTAATCATGGATTCATGGAAGAAAGAATGTAATTCTGATTCTGATGAAGTCTTTGAAGGAGAAGCTGAAGCATTGAATAAATTATATCGAAATGCTGGTTTACCTGTTGAAGATAGTGAGCCAACTGATGATCAATCTTTGGATAAAATTTTAGAGAAGGATGTTGAAGATACTTCTATGGAAGAAATTTTAAAGATTGCTGATTATTTAGATAAACAAGGAGGTGAATCTTGAAAGAGCCAAAACTACAATTTAATAGAGACGAGTTAAGAATCATAAGTAAATGTCTAAGAGATGATTACTTAGAAACAGAACTCATGCGTGTTGAAATTGGTCTTAAAAATGCTGAGAAAGATGCAGACTCTAGGAATGAACTTCAACAATGGATTAACCTTGTTCAAAAAGTAAAATATCTTAGGTCTGTCAACAAAAAACTTATTAAGAAAATTGATAAGTATTTTGGTGAATAAGCCAACTGATGATTAGCTGAAATGTTATGAAAACATCCCAACTATTTGGGGTGTTATTGGTGTAAGTGTAATGCTTACGAAAACTTATATTTCTTTGGAGGGAAATTATTATGTTTAAACCTAGTGAAGCGAAAAAATCCTGTTTACATATTTTGATGGGAAGCAATATCCCATTCTTAATTGGTGGAACAGGTGTTGGTAAATCTGCGATTGTTAAAGAGATCGCTGAGGAACTAGCGAACGATAGAAAGCTTACTGATTCAGTAAGTCCTAAAGATGATGAATTTGGTTTTATCTCTTTTCGATTGGGGTTAGTAGAATCTATCGACTTAGGTGGTTTGCCATACATTGAAGATGGTGAGCAAAAGAAAGCATTTTTAGGCAACTTGCCTAAGAGTGGTGAAGGTCTATTTTTTCTTGACGAATTTGCTCAAGCACATTCAAGCGTTCAAGCAACGATAGGACAATTGCTTGATCCAAAAGGTAAGGATGAAGATCGCAAGATTGGTGATTACATCTTTCCTAAAGGATGGAAAATTGTGTTGGCAGGTAATAGACATACTGATAGAAGTGGTGCGAATAAGGTGCTAAGGCATTGTCAAGATCGAACTACTGCAATTCAGTTTACTCACGATGTAGATGATTGGTTAGCGTGGGCAGATAAGAATGACATTGATCTCAATGTGCAAGGTCTTATCAGATTCATGCCACAACTATTGTGGGAGTTTGATCCCAAGTGCAATGATCCTCAGCCAAGTCCAAGATCATGGACTAGATTGAGTGACACATTGAAAACTGATCCACCTAGAGAACTTAGACAAAAGTTATTCGAGGGTGATGTTGGTCAAGAATGTGCCATTGAATTGATGAACTTTATCTCACTTCAAAATGATGTGCCTAATATATCGAAGATATGTAAAGGTGAAGATGTAGAAGTGATTGATGAAGCTGGTCTTTGCTATGCAACTACTATCGCTCTTACTAATGCTATCAATAGTGCTAGTGAGAATGATGTCTATAACTACTATGCTAATGCTTTGGATTATCTGAAGAAATTAGCAACTGTAGAATTTTCTATATTCTTTGTTAGAAAGATTGTTGGATTAAGAAGCGAACTTAAAGATTGCGATACTTATTCTAAATTCAAGATTGATAACCAAGACTTAGAAATTTAGATTACCACCTAGGGGGGAATTAGGAATATTTATTATTAACTAGTAAATATTCCTTTTCTGCCCATTCTGATATTGAGATGTGTATCTCAACTGATGACTAGAAAACTATGAAATCAGAACTCATTTTATTTTTTTGGAGAAAAATATGAATAACGAAAATGTAAATACTTTATCTGAAAATGCTACTTTGGTGCGTTTGAATACCAAACATCCAAGTGGAGTTAAATCAGATAAGGATTTAAAAGAAGGTCTAGCGATAGATCAATCTGCAATGAGTGAATCTTTGCACGTTGCTAAATACATCTTTGGAAAAGAGACTAATAAATACTTTAGAAGAATTATTAATCAATTCAGAAACAATGTTTATTATCCTTTGACTGTTCCATGGGATGACAACACTAGCGACTACGAAGGCAAGGTCTTGAGTGGGTGGCGTTTATGCCCTAACCAAGAACTTGATACTCTTATGGATAAAGTTAACGAAGCTAAGAGTGATTTTGAGAAAGAAGTAAAAAACTTTCTTGATAATTACGACAACTTGATTGATGCGAACAGGCATAAATTAGGTCAAGCTTTTAAGCTATCTGACTATCCAACTAAAGAAGTCATTGAGACTAAATTCAGATTTGATTTTGAGTTAGGACAAGTGCCAACTATTAGTAAAAGTGATGTGCGATTAAATGTATCAGAATCACTTAGAAAGAAGATTGAGCAAGATGCAATTAAGAGAGCTAACAAGAATGTAGAAGCTATTACTAGAACTACAGTAGAAACTCTTTTGGAATCCGTTGATCACCTAGCAGAAAAGTTAAAGTCTTATGATCCTAACAATAAGCAAGGTGGTGGATTCTTTAAGAACTCTAGTTTTAATAAGCTTAGACAATTTCTTGATACGCTACCATCTATCAATAATGATATTTTGGGTAATGACAAACTGATTGCTGATGCTCATCAAAAATTAGTTAGCGTGTTTGCTTCTATTAATGATGTAGATTCTTTGAGAGAAGATGATGATTATTCTGCTAAGAAACGAAAACAAATAGCAGATGATCTTGAAAATTCTGTTGATGAATTGAAGGGTGGATTCTTAGACAATATGTATAAGAAGTAAGCCAATAAAGGGTGGAGAAAATATATTATTTACCAGTAAATATTCTTTCCATCCTTCTGTCTTTGGATGTGTATCCAAACTGATGAGATCAAAAGATCGAAACAGAAACTCATAAAAAATCTTTGGAGGGATTATTATGAATAGTGAAAAACGAATAATTAAAGCTAGATCGAAACTAATGAAAGGTAATGTAGGTATGGCAACTATGCTATTAAAACTCACCTTAATTAGAGAAGATGAAAAGTGTCAAACAATGGCTACTGATGGCGTTAATATTTATTGGAATGATGAATTTGTTAAATCAATAACAGATGAGGAAATTCAAGCAGTATTAATTCACGAAGCTAGTCACGTTATTTGGGAACATCCTTTGCGTAAGGGTAAGCGAGATCACCAACTTTGGAACATAGCAACAGACTATGTAATCAATGGGTGGTTAAAGTATGACTTGCATATGGAACTTCCTGAAGATGGTCTGCTTGATCGCAAGTATCATGGGATGTCTGCTGAAGCAGTTTATAGAACTCTTAGCAACGATGATGAAGCTTTAGATGAAGCAATAGATCAGATTAATGACAATGCCAACGATGGTGATGCAGATCAATCTGCTGAAGATGGTGAGACAAGCAATAGCAACGAAGGTCAAACTCTTGCTGAGAAACTTGCTGACTTACCTCAATTAAGTGGTGAGGTTTGGGTGCCAACTAATGAAGATGGCAAAGAATTATCACCTAATGAAATGGCTGAACTACAAGAAGAATTGCAACGAACAATAATGATGGCTGATAAGCTTGAAGGTATTGGAGACGATGCAGAAAGTAGTTTGGGTA